AAATTAACGTACCGGGTAATTCGTTCCCACTTAATATCCTTAACCCAGTTAAGCAGACATATTCAATTATTAATACTAACTATGCAGCAGCTTATGCAACATGGGCACAAGTTTATGATAACAATGTATCTGGTCAGGTTTGGATGCCAATGTCAGGTATTGTTGCAGCCAAGTATGCACAAACCGATGCAAACTTTGCACCATGGTACGCACCAGCAGGATTTACAAGAGGTCTTTTAGACACTGTAAATGATGTTGCAATTTACCCGAATCAAAAACAACGTGATTCGTTATATGATCAAGCTAACATTAACCCAGTAGCGTTCTTTCCAAGTGAAGGCTTTGTACTTTACGGACAGAAAACACTACAAAGCAAACCAAGTGCGTTTGATAGAGTTAATGTAAGAAGGTTGTTCTTATATCTTGAAAAACGTGTAAGAGAGGTTGTTAAATACTTTGTATTCGAACCGAATACATTGTTTACAAGAACCAATGTTCTTAACGTAATCAATCCTATTTTGGAAGATGCTAAGAATAACGAAGGTGTTTATGATTATCTTGTTATTTGTGATGAGCGTAATAACACGCCAGAAGTTATCGATGCGAATGAGCTAGTAGTTGACATATATTTGAAACCTGTTAGAGCAGCAGAGTTCATCTTAGTTAATTTCTATGCTACCAGGACTGGTCAAGATTTTAGCGAAATCGTTGGATAATAACACAGACCAAACATCCTAACAACTGGCGAACTTGATTAGTTTTAACAATGCCCCGAATTTTTTCGGGGTTTTTGTTTGTTTGGATTAAATACTAGTATGCCAGATGTACAGCAAACAATTTCTGATTTTTATAGAGTAGCTACTGAAAGAGATTTCTCAAGAGACTTTCAGTTTAGAATCTTATCAATTGATTCCGGCGGTGCAAGTTCACAAACCTTCGACGAAGATGATTTAGTATATTGTACAGCCGGTTCAGTGCCAGCAAGATCAATAACAAATGTAGGGGTACCTTACATGGGGCTAGAATTTAACTTACCTGGAAACGCAACATACCCTGGAAGTCAAGCTTACTCATTACAGTTTTATTGTGATCAAAATTCAGCAATAAGACAAAAATTTGAAGATATGTCACGAGACGTGTTCGATGATGCAACAAGTACGGGTAATTATTTTACACCTCGAGCATCAGCAAGTATTAACTTAGTGCAATTAGACACTCAGTTAAACGAAACAACAAGTTATAAACTAGTAGGAGCTTCTATTAGAGAAGTTGGTTCAATTGAATATACAATTGGTTCTGGAACCGGACAGAATGTAACATTCACTGCTACTATGGCTTATCATTACTTCACTAGAGGGTCGTAATTGATTTATAGTCTTTTTTGGTTAATTTCTTAAGTGAAGTTCAAGACCAAACCTAAAGTAAAAGTAACTCGAGTTGCGCGTGGGGATAACGCGAATTTTATACTTCACCGTGTTAACAAATACCGTAATACAGAAATAGGTAATCTTGAAGTCGATATGTGTGGAGACGAAAAGTACTTCGTAGTTTCATCTCACGTAAATGATACATATAGAGGGAACGGTTATGGTAAAAAATTGTACGAATATGCTATAAAAGATTTAGGAAAATTAAAAACTCATTATTATGATGCTAGTGAAGAAGCTCAATGGGTTTGGTATAAGCTAGAAAAAAAGTATAAGTCTCATAAAAATTTCTTCAAAGGGACGCTTACTCTATATAACACACTTAAATATAAGAAGTGAACAATCCATTCACAGAAGCTATAAGAGGTTTAGGACAAAATGTCTCTGGGTTATTAACCGGTGAAAATCCTTTAGCTAACCCATCAATAACTTCTTTATTTGGCTTTACGGTTCCGGGTACACCGTTAATAAGTTCGAGAGATTATTTTCTATCGCAAATGGAATCGTGGTTTACTACAATCCCAATGCGCACTCAATGGATGGTTTTAATCCAAAATTACCCTTCTCTTTTACAAACTTCTGTTATTCAAAACTTAGAAAGAACTGAAGGTAATTATAACAATTTTAACATTAACCAAGCTGTTTCTATTTTAAAAGCTTACCCTTTAAACAAAGTGGTAGGTTGTATATTTGCACAAGGTGCTGATATACCTCAATTAGAAGTAATGGAAGTAGGAAGAGATAAAGTTTTCAATCAACAACAAAGAGGTTTCATTCCGGGTGTTGTAGCAAATGGTAGATCACCATTTACAGATCTTACAATTCAATTTAGAGAAACCAATACTAGCTTTGTTGACTTTGTAGTTAGACCTTGGACAATATTAGCTGAACATTTTGGTATGGTAGCAAGACCACCTGGTGATCCAAGAAATGTCGGTACAACAATTAAAATATTACAATTTACAAGAACATATCAAAAGGTATCTCAAATACCTCGTAAGATATGGACCTTTTATAATTGTATGCCTACATCTGTAGCTAGTACGAACTTAACCTATGATCTAGAACAAATGGAAATCGATAACACTACCTGGGCGTTTTCTAATTATACTGTAGAAAATAATCTTTATTTACCTCTTCCTGATATTATAAACAAAATAAACAAGGGTGGGTGGAAAAGTCTTATACCTAGAATATCACCATTCCAGTCTTAAGTCTTTTTAGTGAATCTTACTAACTATTCTTTTCCTGTACTAATAACTAACAACAGAACAGTATATTGTAAAGAATTAAAAAATGCTCACTATAAAAATATAGTCAAGTATATTGAAAATAAAGATGACCATGGATTGGGAATGTATTTCGAATCTTTAGTTAATGAGCTTTGTATAGATAAAACTAATTTAAATTATATTGACAAATACCTTATTCTTATATCAATTAGAATGGTTTGCATCAATAGTTTGCTTATAATAGAAACACCATCAAAAATAAAAAGTTCTATTAGACTTGAAGATATAATAAAGAAAATAATTCAAAATTTTTCACCTAACACCAGAACAATATCATGTGATAAAAATATAAAAGTGGAAATTGGTTACCCTAATATAATCAGTAACAAGGATAACATTTTTGATAAAATACACACAATTAATATTAACAACGATAAAGTTAATTTTAAAAACATAACAGAACAGGAAAAAGACCAGATTTTATCTTTATTACCTGCTTCTATTGCTCAAGATATATATGACGAGGTAAAAAAGGAAGAAATATATCAAGAGATTAAGCTTTTTTCTTATTTTGTGGAAGAGGGGGAAGAGCAAGAATATTTCTTTTCTTATGATTCAAATACGAATTTTGCTTTGTTAAAGTCTTTATATAATGACAGTCTTAAAAATTTATATTACTATGAATATATTTGTGCCTATAAACTCCATATTTCGATAAACGATTTTCTCTATAATATGTCACCAGTAGAATCAGTATTACAAATTAAGACTTTATCTAATGAACTTCAAGCACAACAAAAGGCTTCTAAAGCCGCTAATAAAAAAAGTGACCCTCAACCTGGATTAGGATCGCCACGTTAATAAATCATTGTATGAACGAAGAAGAGATTCGCAAGATTAATGATCTGTATAAGCAACTTGATGAAAAAGATCTAAAGTTGCAGAGTTTAGAAAATAATTTAGTTACTGCTCAGAATACAGTAAATTTTCTAAACCAAACAATAGAGACGTTTAATGAAAAATTTGATGCATTAACTACGTCAGTAGATAGTTTAACTAAAAAAGTTGCTGCTAAGAAGTAATAAATACTTTAATGGACAACAACTTAACAGTTGATCTACATAACGACCACACTATAAAAACCATTGACGCCGAAACTGGTGTCATTAAAACTGTCAGACAGGTTGGGGGATCTATTATAAGAGGACCTATTATATCTGGTAATACGGTGTCTGTAACGGTACAAGAACCTCAAGGTAAAAAACTGAAATTTTATAGGTTACCCAACTTAATTCTTTTTAGAACTAACCCAGGATAACTGTTGAATTATCAATAAAGTGATATAATATAGTAGTATGCATATGTTACCTAGTGTATTGATCGATAAAGAGCTACGAGTTTCAAACTTTAAATTATCATCTGAATATTTTAAGAATTTTTCTTTTCTATTTTATGGTTTTGAATTAAAATCAGAGTACGACGAAAAAAGACACCGTATACATAAATCTCTAAAACCAAAAAAGTTTGCTCATTTAGTTAAGACTAAAAAGGGTATGGACTTCAAATATTTTTACGGTGTAGTATTAAAAGGTAACAAAGTATATAATAAAATTGCTAAGCAGTTAGCTTTTGCTTCTCATAAAGAAGAATATACTTTAAGCTTTAATAATTACAGGCATATGATGTCTGAATTTGATGTAGACACTTCTTCTAGTTACGGTAAATATGCAGTAGGTTTATATCCATTTGACGATGTTTCTATCATGTCCGATCAAAATATTGACCAGTCAAAATTCTTCATAAATAAAAATGTTCCAATGTTTCAAAGAGTTGGAGGATTAACACCGTATATAATTTGCAATACTGAAAATCTTATTAAAGAACTCTGATTATTTAATGAATAAGGTTAAATTTTTTAATTTTCCTTACGGAAATCGTCTCAGACTAGCTTACCCCTAGGGGTTGTCTTTACTTTACCTAAAAAAAACCAAAAATAATTGTAAAAACCGGTGTGAAAATGAAGTTGGTAGCTTAAATTATTATCTTATAAGATGGACATTTCGACAAAGATACTCTCTGATATAACGGTGCATAACAAATATGCAAAATACCTTCCTAAACAGGAAAGACGCGAAACTTGGAACGAAATAGTAACAAGAAATAAAAAAATGCATATCAAGAGATTTCCAGACCTTAAAGACGAAATCACAAAAGTATATAAGTTAGTAACCAACAAAAAAGTATTACCATCTATGAGGTCTCTTCAATTTGGTGGTTCACCTATTGAAAGAAACCCGTCTAAAATTTTTAATTGCGCATATTTACCTTGTGATGATTATCGTTCTTTTGCAGAAGCAATGTTTTTATTGTTAGGTGGTACTGGTGTAGGTTATTCGGTACAACAACATCATGTAGATGCATTACCCGAAATTAAAAAACCAAACGATAATAGAACAAGAAGATATTTGATTGGTGATTCTATAGAAGGTTGGGGTGATTCAGTTAAAGTATTAATGGAATGTTATTTTAAGGGATTATCCAGAATACGTTTTGACTATAGTGATATCAGACCTAAAGGAGC